CGTCGGCACAACGGGCAGTCAGGCCGGAACGGCGCTGCGCGGCGCGATGATGCGCATTATCGCGCCGACGACCAAGGCCGAGAACGCCATGAAGCTGCTGGGCGCGGACGCGGGCGAGCTGGAGGACGTGCTCAGCGACACCAACGTCACCAAAGCGGCCAAGACCCTGCAGGGACTCGGCTTTTCGGCCTACGACAGCAGCGGCAATCTGCTGCCGATGATCGACATATTCACGAACCTTTACAACGCGATCCAGCCGCTGAACGAGGAAGCGCAGAACGAGATCCTGGCGGCGATTTTCCCGACCCGGAATATTTCCACGGCCAAAGCGTTCATGGCCGCGATCGGCAACGGCAAGATGGCCGAGATATTCGAGGGCATCGGCGACAGCGAGGGCTACGCGGCCAAGGGCGCGGACATTATGATGGGCGGCCTGACGGGCGCGATTGAGCTGCTTGCGAGCAAGTGGGAAGAATTCCAGCTGCAGATCGGGGAACAGCTCGCGCCGTGGATCGAGGAAGTCGCAGGGGGCCTCGGCAAGATCCTGGACAAGATCAACGGGATGGACGAGCCGACGCTTGCGGCCATCGCAGGAAGCCTGACCACCATCGGCGCGGCAGGACCGATCATGCTGGGCGCGTCCGGCGTGGTGCGCGCGGTTTCGACGCTGGGACTGACCGGCACTGCGCTGCTGCTCGCCGCGGTCGGCGCAGGCGCGCTCGCGGGATACCTGACCAAGCTCAATGAAATCAATTTCAGCGAAAACTTCGGGACGATGGAGCTTGACCTTGACACGCTCGGCTCGCACGTGGACAGCCTGAAGACCAGCTTTGACAGCCAGATGGCGGCGGTGGACGAGTGGGAGAAGGCGCTCGAAAATGCGGAAGAGCAGTACGCGGCGAAGAGCAGCCAGCTGTCCGAAATGCTGCTGACGGACGTGCTGACCGGGAAAAAGCTGTCGGAGCAGGACATCGAAAACCTGCACCAGTACGCGTCCGACCTCGTGCAGGAAGTATGGAACGGCATCGAAAACGCGGAAGCGTCGGACAAGAGCTTCCTGCAGGCGATCTTCGGCGACCGGAGTCAGGGCGAGGGCGAGGAGAACGTATACAACGCGGCCGTGAACGTGGTGGACAGCTACTATGAGGGACTGTACGGCGAGGCGCGGCAGATCGGCGAAAAACTGCGCGCGCAGATGACACTCGCGCTGCAGGACGGCACGCTGGACGAGGGAGAGCGGCAGGCGATCCAGTCCTCAGTCGACCGACTGAACCAGATTCAGGCGGAAATCTCAAGCCAGCTCGACAAAGAGGAGTACTATACGCAACTGTCCAAAGCGCAGCGCGTGAGCTGGGACACCGTCAGGGATTACCTGGACGAAAACGCCGAAAAGCAGGCGGAAGAGCTCGCGAGATTCGACGAGAGCTACGACGTGTACTGGGGCAGGTACCGGGCGGCGTTCGATTACGCGCTGGAAAACGGAACGGTATTCACGGACCTGAACGGGAACACACGGAAGGTCACGGAGGAGGACTGGGCCGCGTTTGACGCCCAGTTCCGGCGCGAACGTGCGGAAGCGCGGCAGGGAATCGTGGATAAGTACGGCGGGCTGAGCGCGTTGGCGTTCGACGCGCTGATGAACGACAGCGAGTTTTCCGAAGCGTGGAATTACCTGAAATACATGCAGCAAAACGGGATCAGTCTGACGGACGAAAACGGGATTCCCAATATCGCGGGAATGGGTTTCACGCCGGAGACCTGGGAACTGCTTTCAGATCAGCTGGTGGAGCTTTCGCAGGCGGACCGAACATGGGGCGGCCTCGGGAAGGGCAGGCTGACGAAAGTGCTGGAGCCGTTCGCGGACAACCCGCTCATGGCAGGATTCCTTACGATGCTCGGCAACGCGTTCGAAGCGGGCACTTCCGCGAGCGCGTACGGGAACTCGCTGTATGAATACTGGCAGTCGGGCGGCACGGTTGACCCGACGAACCTGTTTTCGACGGAAAGGTCCAGGGAACTGCCCGGACTGATCGGCGAGAAACAGGCGCAGATTGACGAACTGAACCGGCAGATGGAGGCGCTGGAAGCGGAGCGGGCCGCTGCGGAAGCGCGGCTCGCCGGAAACGACTACAACCTGTTTGCGGGATACTTCGGGAATGCGTCAAGGCCGGGGGATGAGGAATTCCTCGCGGGGTATGGCGGCAAATACGCGCAGCTTGCCGCGCAGATCGAGGCGGCGGAAGCGGAAGCCGCAAAGCTGCAGGCGGAGCTTGACGGAATGAACGGCAAGCCGCTCGTCGTGGAAACCGAGGTGGACGACACGGCCGTGATGACCTACTCGCCGCCGCCCAAGACGATGAAGATCATTCCGTACATTATCGGACAGACTTACGCGGAGGGCGGACGCGCGACGAGCGCGTCGATATTCGGCGAGGCCGGCGCGGAGTGGGCGATCCCGGAGGAACACACGGAAAGGACGGCGGAGCTGCTTGACGCGGCGCGGCGGGCAAGCGGGTTCACCTGGGGCGAGCTCCTGACGCGGTACGGCGGGCTGAACGCGGACGCGCGCGGCGGAAGCATGGTGGTGCACTACAGCCCCGTGATCAACGCGCAGGACGCGCGGGGCGTTGAGGCCGTGCTGGCCGCGGACAAGGAACGGATGCTGCGGCTGGTGCGCGACGCGCTGCGCGAACAGCGGACCATGGACACGGCGGAGGTGTACGGCTGATGTTGATGTCAAATTACGTGTATGTATGCGCGGCGGGCGAGAGCTTTGACAGCATAGCGCTTGAAATCTGGAGGGATGAGAAATACGCGTCGGAGCTGATGTGCGCGAATCCGGAGCAGTGCGGCAAGGCGGTATTCACGGGAAACGAAACCCTGTACGTGCCGGTCGTGAACGTGCCGGATGAACAGGAAAGCCCCGCCGCGGCGTCCGGCGGGACCGCGCCATGGAAGGAGTGACCGACATGGAAACGCTGGTGAACTGGTCCGGGCGGCCGGGCATCGCCTTTTATCTGCGCAGCAACGAAATCCGCGGCGTGAAGGACATCACGATATCCGCCGCCGTCGAGGCTGAGGACACGACCGCAGACGGGGAGAAATTCCAGAAACTGAAAAACACAGGCTCATACCAGATCAGCCTGACAGCGGTGCTGCACGGGCAGCTGGGCGTGGACGTGAAGACGGTGGCCATCGACATGACCGAAGCCGCGCGCTGCGGGGACAGCGGGTATTTCTACATCGGTTCGGAAAAGCTGTTTCCGTCCGCGTTTATGGCGGTTGACGCGAAAATCCAGAACCTGAAGCTGACGTCGAAGGGCGAATGGCTGTACTGCGAGGTCGCGCTCACGCTGAAGCAGTGCTCGAAATACGGCGGGGGCAGCGCGGGCACCGGGAAGGGCGGATCGGCGTCCGGAGGCGCGGGCGGCACGAAAGCGCCTGAAACCGAGTCAAAGGAGTATACCGTCCAGATCCCGGGCATGGCGGAGATCAAGGTCAAGGCGACGGGCGTGCAGGACGCGATCACGCAGGCGTGCGGGAAGAACTGGACCGGCACGATACTCGTGAACGGGATCGAGTACACCGTAAACAAAGGCGTGCTGACAAACGTTATCCAGGGGGCGCTCTCCGATGCCGCGAACGCGACATGGAGCTGGTTTGAAAACGTCGGGGAGAGCATGAGCGCCGCGAGGAAGCAGAGCCAGAAGGTGGACACGGACGCGAACACCAAAAAGACCGGCACAAACAACACAACGAGCGGCAAAAAGCCCGCGCTGAAGCTGAAGAACGCAAACTACCTTAAAGATTAGGGATTAGGGATTAGGGATTAGGGATTAGGTGATGGAGGAGAGACGATGGCGAGGTACGAGATCACAAATCTGCCGGGGGCAATCGATTTTGAGTGCAATCACGACGCGGTGAAGCGGACGGTGCAGAACGCGAAGAACCTTCTGATGACACGCAGGGGAGAGGTGCCATTCGACCGGCAGCGGGGATTTAATCCGGCGCTGTACGACCTGCCGATGGATGAGATGAACGCCGCGCTCCTGCCGGAGCTGGACCGGGTGATGCTGTGGGAGCCGGACGCGGAGGTCGTTTCCGCGCGGGCCTCGCGGGAGGACGGCGGGACTGTGATCCGGTGCGTGATCGAAGTGAGCGAAGCCCTCTTCTAAATAGGGATTAGGGATTAGGGATTAAGGATTGGGGATTAGGTGAGGGGTGCAGAACGATGGATAATACGGAGATTCATTATCTGACGTATGACCCGGATGAAATACTCAAGGAGATGCTGCGGGCGTACGCACAGGCGGGCGGAGAGCCGATTTACGCCGGGGACGAGAAGGAAATCCTGATGCAGGCGATGCTGCAGATCATGGCGCAGGCGTTTGCCGGCATCGACAACGCGCTGCGGATGGATACGCTGCGCTATGCCGTGCGCGAGTACCTGGACATTTACGGCGAAAAGCGGAGCTGCCCGCGGATTGAAGCGCGGAAAGCGGCCGCGCGAATCAAAATCACCATGCGGGCGACCGGAAACGCGGGCGTGATCCCGCAGGGAACCGCGCTGACCGCGGACGGCGAGGTGCTGTACGCGACCACGGAGGACGTGGCCGTCAGCGGGAGCGCGCAGGTGCTGTACGCGGACGTCGAGTGCACGAGGACCGGCACGGTCGGGAACAGCCTGACCGCCGGCACGGAAATGCAGAGCGTCGTCCCGATTGCCGGGGCCGGACTGATCGTGTGCCAGGAAAGCGCCGCGGGAGGACAGGACCGCGAGGAGGACGAAGCGTACCGCGAGCGCATCCGCACCTGGGGACTGACGCGGACCGGAACCGGCCCACGGCAGCAGTACGAAGCCGCGGCAAAAGCCGTGTCAAGCAGCATTACGGACGCGAAAGCCGTGAACCTGGACGGCGGCGAGGTCGGCGTATACCTGATTTTTTCCACGGATACCGGCAAGGCCGCCCTGATCGCGCAGGTGGAGGCGGCCCTGAGTGACGAGAGCGTCCGGCCGCTGACGGACACCGTGACCGTGAGCGAGGCGACCGCCGTGCCGTATACGCTGAACGTGAAGTATGCCTATGACGGCAGCGTGACCGCACAGTCCAGGATTACCGCCGCGGCGGCCGAATACCAGGCATGGCAGGAAGGCGCGGTCGGCCGCGCGTTCAACCCGGACAAGCTCGCCGCGATGATGTACCAGGCGGGCGCGACGCGCGTCATCTGGGATACGGGCAGCGAGTTTGACGGGGGCGCCGTGGAATACACAGAAATCGGCGAGGACGAATACTGCAAGGGTACCATCACGCAGGCGGTGATCTCATGATTGAATTCGAACTGAAGGATATCGTGCCGCGTTTCATTATGAACGACCGCACGGGGTACGCCATGGCCAAGGCCATGGAGGCCGGGCTGAGGCGATTCCTTGAGATCGCGCAGGCCGCGCTGGATACCGTGACGGATCCGGCTAAAATGCCCGAGTGGCGGCTGGACGAAATGGCGTGGGAGTACGCGATCCCCTATGATTACGGCGCGGACCCGGAGACGAAGCGCGGGTGGATCGCGGAAGCGAGGGCGCTTTCGCGGCTGTACGGCACGAAAAAGGGCGTGCACGACTACCTGAAAACTTATTTCTACGGCGCGAACGTGCAGGAGGCTGAGGAGTACGGAGGCGAGCCGTATCATTTCAGGGTGCGCCTTTACGGGACGGCCGGCAATGAAAACGAGGCGTGGGCGCGCCGCGCGATCGCGCTGACGCAGAACATACGGAGCGTGCTGGACGCGGTCATGTTTTTCGGGGACGACGCGGCGGCGACAGAATATGCGGCCGCAAAATGCGTCGGTGAGCAGGCGCACGTGAGAATTACAGCGACATAACGGGGAGTGAAGGAT